TCCACTTAATTCGTTAAAAAACAGGACATTACACACTTTGTAATATTTGCAGGTGTTAAATCTTATCAATTGCACCTATACATCTTTTACAAGTCATCTATCATCTCAAGCGTTTTAACTCTTTCAGTCAATTCTGCTATAATTATTTCTGCTTCGTGCCTCAAAGTTAATAATTCACTTCGTAATAAAGAATTTTCCCCTTCTAAATCAGTCATCATCACAAAAGCTAAATTAAGCGTTTCTAAAGCAGTTAAATTATCTTGGTATGTCTTTGTACCTAATTTAGTTTTATTTGCCTCTAATAGCTTTATTTGCATCACACAGAGTAAATCTGCTATCTTGTACAAGGTTGATTGCCTAAAATCAGTTTTTGGAATCCTTTTATCAAGGTCAGCCTCTAAAACGGCTTTTAAAGCACTATTTAACTCTGGTAACTTTCTCATTGCTTAAAATAAACTTTTTGTCCTGCATTGGGTTAATTAAATTAATTATCTCTCTCAAAGCATCCACATAATACTGCGAAGATAGCTTATGAATTGGTAATTGCTCAAATAATTCTAAACTAAAAAGCCTAGCTTCCGAATGTTTAGCAAATTCTTGTAGTGTCATATAATATATTTAAAAATGTGAGCAATAACATCAACTGTCCAACCATTACCAAGCATTTTATACCTTTGTGAATCCGATACTCCCTCGGTATAATTATCTCTAACTGTCTGAAGCCTTTCGCATTCTAATGGAGTTAATCTTCTTATTCTTGAATTTTGTATGTTTTCTTTTATATGTATAGACCCACTATAAGTTCTATTACCTAAAGTTGTTAAAGTACCTGTTTTATCATCATCTCTCCACTCGTGTCCTTTATCATATCTAAAAGTACCTGCTACAATTAAATCATCTACTCCCTTGCCTCCTACTTTAAGACAATTACTTTTTTCTATTGAATTTGGTATTCTTGGAATAAATTTATGCTTTTCTTCAATTCTATTATTTAGCCAAGCCATACTTTTTTCACTTAAAAAATATTTATTATCTACTTCTTGTTCAATAATATCTTTAAGTAAAATACCTTTATCTTCTGGTTGCTCAATATTAGGAATATTAGTCCAGTATAATCTTTGGCGATTCTGCGCACTTACAAAATTACTATTAATCAAAATAGGTTCTACTTCAATAGCTTTACTTAAAATGTCTTTCCATTTCTTTGACATCTTAACATTCTCTAATAAAAAATACTTTGGTTTTGTTTCGTTAAGTAATCGCATAAACTCCCAAAATAAATAAGATTGTCCTTCAAACTCAAAACCTTCTGCTTTTAATTGTAAATAGTGTTCTAAAGTAACGATTTCTTGCTCATCTTTTGTAGCCATTCCTTTGCGCTTACCAGCAAAACTAAAAGATTGGCAAGGGCTTCCCCCAATCAATAAATCAATTTTAGGCAAATCAAAGCCATTTAAATCTACAACACTTCCTAATTGTTTAGTATTAGGGTAATTAGCCATAGCTACTGTTATAGCATATTTGTCAATTTCAGAAGCAAAATAATTTTCTACTTTAATTCCTGCTCTTTCTAATGCTTGTTGTCCACAAGACATTCCGTCAAATAGTGATAATACATTCATAGTTTTAGTTTTTAAAATGGTAAAATAATTGGTAATTCAAATGTAACATAATTTCCAGCATAACTCTTACTTCCGTTTATTTCTTCGTAATAGCAGTTTTTAAATTTATCAAAGAATAAGTCAAATTCGCCTAAATTTCCTATTCCTTTAGGCTTTGTCTTTTGTACTATTATTTTAACCTGGTTAGGTTCGTACATATTACCAAATTCATCTTTAAAGCCTTTTGGGTATCTCCATACGCAAATCATTTGTTCGCCTTTTCTAAATGCAGTTTCTCCGCCATCAATATATCTTGGGTCAGCAGGTGGATAATAGCTTATACCATCTTGTTCCCTTTTGCTTCCAGTCTCCCTTGCGTTGTGCATAATAATAGCGTGATGATAATTATACTTTCTTGAGTACATCCTAATCTTACCTAATACCCGAGCCATATACATATCTCTTGCTTCGCCGTTTAGTTCGTGCTTAACCTCGTTAAAAGGGTCAGTAGTAACCGTATCAAATTGTACATCAAAATTTTCTACCGAAGCGTAAAAGTCAGGTAAAGTTATATCTCTTTCGCCTGTGTCCATTACATAAAAATACTCGCTTACTTCTTGACCATATCTAAACATTTCAGCCTGTGTCATTTTGCCTACTCTATTACCATCCAAATCATAAAAAGATTTACCTGACCATTTGTGTAATATTTCTGCAAAGATTTCAGTTGGTGTTCCTGTTTCGGGACTAAATATTAAATGCTTCCATTTATGTTTTTTTGTTAAAGCTATTAGGCATTCCCACCAAAATTCAGACTTACCACTTCCAGGTGTTCCGTAGATGTAAGAAGTTGCACCTTTTTTAAAAGATATTAGGTTGTCCATTTGTGAGAATCCTACGGTAGCACCTTTGGCTAAACCTTTTTCGTAAAGAGTATTTAAAGAATCGGATATATCCGAATATTTGCGTATAAAGTCCATTAGTTCATTAATTTAGGGTAAAGATGGTATTTTTTCTTTTCATTTTCAGGAGTAAACCAATTCTGCATAGTATTTTTCCAATTTATTACCTGGTTGCCTTTACTGTTCTTCCAGCCTAAATTAGTGTAATAATTAAAGGCTTTGGTTGCTGCTTCTTTAGAATATCCATTTTCATCAAAGTAAACTAAAACATCATTTAAAATAGGAGGAATAAAAACTACTTCTTCTTTTACTTTCCTTTTATTTACTTTAATTTCCTTTACTTTACTTTCCTTTATAGCATTGCCATCGCATTGCGTTCGCATTGCGTTCGCATCAGGGTCGCATTGCGTTTCTATATTATCCGCATTTTTAGCCTTGTTTTCCCATCTTTTACTTGCAGACTGTTTAGCTTTAGTTACTTTATCATTCCTTTCATCTAACCTTTTTTGTATACTATTGCTACTAACATACCCATCCTTTACTATAAATAAATCAAAATCATTAATGACCGATTTAATCAATTCAGTTGTGCATCTATAATCGTAAGCAAGTAAAGCTGGGTTGTCTTCTAATTTGTTATTGTTGTGGTATAAATCTTCTACTAAAGACCAGTAGATACCATAGCCAAGCATACCTTGAGTAGCTATTAGCTTTTTGATTTTTATATCGCTCCTGGCGGTATAATCGTGTGAAAAATAAAATGTATTCATTCGAGTAAAAAAAAGAAACCCATCGGTAGAGAGTTTCGATAGGTTTCAGGTTATAATATAACCATTTAGGTAATATCTAACAGGCTCTCTACTTCCTATTAGGTATCTTAATACATTGCAAATATACTATTTCTTTCGCAATTTAAAGTATTTATCCAGCTTTTTATTTAAAGAAGATAAAGGTACATTAAACTTCTCTGCATAATGCTTTATAGCCTTACCTTCAACTAAATACAACTTTAAAAAGTCATTAAAAATAGCATTAGTTTGTAATGTTACTTTCTTGGTTCTAAGGTGCTTTGTTCTTATTCCTTTGGCTCTTAGGACTTCTCTTATTCGCTTTTGGGATATGTTATACTTTTGGCTTAAATCCTCAATCGTTACATTCCCAGTTCTATATTCCTCTAAAAAATCCATATCGTATAATTTTAAAATACTAACGCTACGGGTTAGCACTTGGGTGTTAATCTCTGCTAAAATTGTAAAACTTTCCCCTAATATTGTTCGCAGACACCTCTTATCTTTGGTGCAAAAAGAACGCTTGCAGCAGCACCAATTTCTTTAATTAAAAGGGTAAAGAATCTGTTTCTTTAGGTGTTTCTTCTAACTTACCCAATCCCCAAACTACCTTACCATTACCCATATAAGTTTTAGGTGCTTTAGCATCTCTTTCTTCTTTAGACTGGCTTAAAGTAATTGAAACATTGTTACCAAACTTATCGTTCTTGTCATCTACAATAATAGATAGGTTTAAATACTTCTCTTTGATTAATTTTGTTCTGTCGATTTTTGTTACATCAATAGATGCGTTGATAATTGTTGCCATTTTATTTTTTTTAAAGGGTTATAATTCTTGTTCCTAATTTTGCCTGTATCTCGGCATCGTAATTCTTAAGCCATTGTCGGCATTGTTCTACCTTGTCTATAATCTCTTGCTCTTTGTCTAAATCTCGTTTAAACTCGTAGCTTACCCAGCGTTCAAAGTCTTCTAAATGTGAATAGCTTACTTTGACACCGTAATTAGCAGCAGCAGGAGTATCGCCAAGATAATAGAATAGTGTAGCAAACTCTTTATTGCACAAAAACATATATCCCCTCAATTGCCATTCGTAATCAGTATTAAGTTCTAAAGCTGAATCAAGTAAAGTCTTTCTATTCCAACTACACTTGGTGTCAATAATAGAGTTCTCAAGGATTACATCAGGCGTTCCTACTAACCATTCATTAGCGTAAATATCTTCATTCTTATAGGCTTTAATACCACCGTATAAAACTTTAGATGCAAACTCTATTGCTTCGTTTTCTAATAAAATACCTTTGGTTAAATATTTAGAAGATAGTTCTTCCTTATCCCCAGCATACCACTCTTTAAGATAAGTTATGCAAGTTTGCGACAATTCGCCTGGCTTCTTTGACTTACTCATTAGTTTCCCTAACGATGAAGGTCTTGCTTTAAAGTATTTCATTTGGCTTATTTGTTAAAAGTCTTAAAGTCTCTGCATCCATAGAATAGCGTTCTTGAATTGCCGTTAAATTCTTTGCATCCTTTAAAAAGCCTGCTCTACACTTGTCAAACAATTCAGTACCAACTTTTAATATTGGTTTTAATTTTTCTTCGACCATTTTAACCGCATCGTGCATATTAGTTGCATCTGCATCTTTGGTATCATCCAAAAGAAATAAAGCTGATAAAGCATACTTTCGTGCATATGAACTTGAACTACCGAACGACTGCGCAATATCCATACCTTTGCGGTTTGGGTCTATTCCAGCAGAAGCACAAGATTCGTATCGTTGACCTTGTTTGTCAATCAATAAGACTGCACTTTCACAATAAATAATATTTGCTTTTTCTTTGATGTTATCCGATATAACCATAGTACATTCGTACTTAAGTAATAAAGGTTTTAACGCTTCCAAGATATCCTCTGTTGAGCGATACTTGTACTTCCCGAAGGAATTAAATTGATTTTTAGGTGCTTTTAGCTCCGATTGAATTTTTAATAATGACATAGTTTTAAGTTTTGGTTTTTAAAGATACAATTTATTTTATTAAATTTAAGTAATTATTTTTAATTATTTGCTTCGAAATGTGATGCTCGT